GAACAGCCGCAGAAGGTGCGGGATGCTTTGGCGCAATTTGGGATAACCTACGATGCGCAGGCAGCACGGCAATACGATGATGCCTTGCTTGATGCGCTGATGAATGATGCTAACCGGCCATTGCCATAACAGCCAAGCGACCCGACCGGCGGCGCGATATACGAAAACAGCCGCCTTGTGCCGGGCGCGTATCGTGACCCTGTAGCGGCTGGAATGGCTCTGAAAGAAAAGGGCATCCCCGGCATCCGCTACCTAGACGCCGGATCGCGCGGCGCGGGCGACGGTTCAAGGAATTACGTGGTTTTCGATGACAGCCTAATCGACATCATCCGCAAATACGGCATCGCGGGCCTAATGATGGGCGGCATGATGCAACCCAATCAAGCGCAGGCGGGGCAATAATGGACCTTCCCGAACTCATAGCCGAAACGGTTGAACGGACAGGGGACAGCGGCGTTCCTACGCGCGCCTCGATCTACCTGCAATTCGCCGAGGCGGACCTTAACCGGCGTCTGCGCATCGGGGCCAATGAAACCGTCGCCACCCTCACAACGGATGCCAGCGGCAACGTGAACCTGCCCGCCGATTACAGCGAATTGCGGTCGCTATTCATCGCCGGGATGCCCGTGCGCAACACGGCCCTGCCGTCGGTCGAAGACAAGCTGACGCCCGGTTACACAATTCAGGGCCATCGGCTGCTGACCACCTACGCCAATACGCCCGTGACGCTGCACTACTACGCGGCAATCCCGACACTGCAAACAACCGGCACGAATTGGCTGATCGTCGCGGAGCCGGAAGTCTACATTTACGCCATGATGCGGCAAGTCTACTTGGCGAAACTGGACGTTGAAAAGGCGCAAGCCTGTGATGTGGTCCTAAGCAACCTCATTGCCGAAATCCTGCGGGCCGACCGTATCAAGCGGTTTGGCAAACTGCCGTATCGCGTTGCAGGGGTGAACCCATGATCAGCGACATCCTGCCCGAAATCCTTGCGGAATGTAACATTGACCGCGCCGCGCCCGTCATCAGTGACGGGTCTTTTGAAATGCGCCAGATCACGGCCTTTCTCAATGCGGCGGGCCGGGAGATTAACACGCGCAACGAATGGGCGCGCGGGGCGGTATCGTTCACGGCGGCAAGCGTGGCATCGGTCGCCTTGCCCGCCGATTTTCAGGAATTGGCAGAAACCGGGCCGGTAATGGTTGGCACGGGATACAACCCCGCGCGGTTGGTGACATCGCCGGAACTGTGGCAGCTGCTGTCCCGCACGCCGTCTGCACAGAACTATTTCCGGCTGGAAGGGGGAAGCATCCTCTTTGCCCCGGCTATCGGCGCGGGCGGCGTGACAATCCGCTACCAGTCGAAGAATTGGCTTGGCACGAAAGACGCCGTGACGGCAAATACCGACACGGCCATATTCCCGGAGCGGCTGCTGGCGCGTGGGGTGATCTATCGGTGGAAGCGGTCCAAGGGCTTGCCCTATGAAGACCTTATGGCCGAGTTTGAGGCCGATCTGGCGACGGCGGCAAACGCCGACAAGGGGCTGGCATAATGCGCCCCGCCCGCAAGGTAAACCGCACAGCACAAGCCCCTACAGCGCAGCCCGTGGCGTTCCCCGCCCCCATCGGTGGTTGGGTGGAGAATTTGAACATCGCCACGGGCGGGCCGGGAACGGCGCGTGTGATGGAAAACATCTTCCCCGGCTTGCAGGGGTGCCGGGTACGCGGCGGGCGGCAAAAGGTGGCGACCGTAGGGGCGCGGGTGAAATCCATCTTCACCTATCAGGCAGGGGCCACAAACCGGCTATTCGCCGCCACGTCTGCGGCTATCTATGACATCACCGCCTTGAACCCGCTGGCGGTCCCTACGGCTTCCGTTTCAGGCATGGCGTCGGGGTATTGGAATACGGTCCAAATGGGGACTGCGGGCGGCGAGTTTCTTGTGGCTGTCAACGGCACGGATACCCCCAGGACGTTCAACGGCACGACCTGGGCGACAACCGCGATTACCGGCGTGACATCATCGGAACTGTCCTATGTGTCGAAGCACAAAAGCCGCCTTTGGTTTGTGCGGAAGAACAGCCTGACAGCGTGGTATTTGCCCGTGGATAGCATCGCGGGCGCGGCGGCTGACCTGTCCCTAACGGGTGTCATGCAACGCGGCGGGTCGCTGATGTTCATTGCAACATGGTCGCAAGACACGGGCGACGGGCAGGACGACCGGATCGTGTTTGTGTCAACCGAAGGCGAGGTTGCCGTTTACGAAGGGTCAAACCCGGCATCGGCGGCGGATTGGGCGCTGGTCGGCCTCTACAACATCACAAAGCCGCTTGGCCCTAAGTGCCATTTCCGCGCAGGCGGTGACTTGGTGATTGGAACGGAAGCCGGACTGGTCCCGCTTTCTGCCGTGACGCAGAAAGACCCCGCCGCAATGGACGTGTCGGCAATGTCTGCGGCGATTGAGCAATCTTGGCGGGTGCAAGTCAAACGGCGGACGGTCGATCAGCCAATGGAACTGGTCAAATGGCCGCGCGAAAACATGCTGATGGTTTCCTTGCCGCATGACCTGACCACAAGTTTTGTCGCCAATATCCAGACCGGCGCATGGTGCAAGTATATCGGCTGGGACGTGCAGGCCGCTACGGTCTTTAACGAACAGATGTATTTCGGCGACCGCGTGGGGAACATCTTTGCGGTGGAAGTCGGTGGTTCGGATGAAGGGGCGGCGTATATTTGCAGGCTGTCCTATATGCCGTCAGACCTTGGCGGCGCGGCAACGGAAAAAACTGTGGGGATGATCCGGGGGCGGTTTTTGTCATCCGGCCCGCTAACGCCGCAACTGTCTGTTGCAACAAACTACGCGGTCACATTCCCCGCCGCGCCCGCATCTACCGCCGTTCCGGCAAATGATGGTGCCTATTGGGGCGTGGCCCGGTGGGGTGTTAGCCGCTGGGGTTCGGGCGATATAAGCGCGGTGCGCGGGACGTATGATACCGGCTGGATTTCAGTTGGTGCAAATGGTCAGGTCATTGCCCCGCAGTTGCAGATCGTCGTGAATGGTGCCGGACGCCCTTCGGCGGAATTGCTGGCGATTGATGTTCTGATAGAACCGGGCGGCATTTGACCCAAGAAGATGTGGCGGCATTTGTCGCGCGGGAACTTGGGTTTGCGCGGGGGTTCGGCGAATGCGCGGCCATCGGGTTTGGCACGCCTTTGGTGGCGGGTTTTGTCTATCACAACTGGAACCCGGAAGCGGCAACCATTGAAATCAGTGGGGCCTCTACACGGCGGGACTGGTGCAACAAATCGTTGCTGAGAATAATCTTCGAGTACCCCTTTGACCAGTTGGGGTGCCAGTTGGTTATTGCGCGGCACTCTGTCGATAATACGCGGGTCCGGCGCATTTGGAAATCACTAGGGGCGGATGAATACATCATCCCTCGGCTGCGAGGCCGGAATCAAGATGAAGCGATTGCAACCCTGACCGTGGAAGCATGGCAAAAAAGGAAGATGTGATGGGTACAGGTATCGGGGCGCGACCGCCAGCTATGCAGTCCAGAAAGCAAGTAATGCCCGGACGGATGCAAAAGCCAATGCAACCGCAATATGGCGCGCAGCAAAACATGCGGCAGAACATGCCGCAGTGGATGCAGAACATGCAACCCGGCGGGCAACCCATGCGCCCCGCACCTGCTGTCATGCCGCCGGATTGGCAGCAGCCACAACAGCCGCGCTTCGCGCCTGCCGTGATGCCCCGCGATTGGCAGCAGCAGCCCGCGCTTATGCAGATGATGATGCAGAGGAAGTAATCATGGGAAAGCAAAAGGCCCCGGCCCCACCGAATCCCGTTGACGTATCCAAGGCGCAGACCGGCAGCAGCGTTGCCACCGCGCTTGCCAATACCAACTTGCAGAACGTCAACCGCGTTGGCGCGGATGGGTCAACGCTGACCTATAACCAGACGGGTTCCAGCGCCTTCACCGACCCTTATACGGGGGTCACATACCAGTTGCCGCAATTCACGGCGACGGAAAGGCTGTCTGCCCCGGCGCAGGCGATCTACGATACCCGGCAGGGGGCCGAGCAGAACCTTGCCACGGCGGCACGAAATCAATCCGGCAACGTGGTCAATTCCATGTCGCAGCCCTGGAATCCCGATACAGCCGCGATTGAACGGCGCATCTTTGAACTTGGGTCCAGCACGCTGAATCCGATGTTTGAACGGCAGCGTGGCGATCTGGAAACCCGTCTGTCTAATCAGGGCATCAAGTTGGGTTCGGCGGCATACGACCGCGCCTTGAATGAGATGGGCAACACGCAAAACCAAGCCTACAACCAGCTTGCATTGCAGGGTCGCGGGCAGGCGTTCGGCGAATTGCAGTCTATTCGGAACCAGCCGTTGAACGA